AAACTGGCCGCGGCCTACCCGAACGGGCGCGATTATTACGTGCAAGGGCCGAGCGCGACATCCGCCGCCATGAAAGAGCACGAAGCGCGCATGAACAAACTGCGCGAGATCATCACCGAGCTAGAGGCAATCGCCGAACACGTCTCCGGCTAATCGGCAACACAACACGAGGAGACCTAAAAATGTCAATGGCAGAGCGAAACAGAACAATCAAAAAGGTGCTCGAACAAGCGTTCGGGCGCGGCAAAGTTACAGTGCGCGGATCGCGCGGCACCGGCTACGGGTGGGTAAGCGTAAAAATCGCCTACGCGCCCAAAGATCGAGATGAACTCAGGGAACTAACGACCAAGGTCTGGGATCTCTTCGGCGCCGCAAAGATCGAGATTGGCACCTACGGGACGCCCGGCGATATGGGTTGCGATTACGGATGGGGCTCTAAAATCCATCTCGACTTCGATCAATGCCGAGACATTTTCAACGTTGGCGAGGCCGTTAGCACTTGCAACGGCAAGTACGGCACCGTCAAGGAACGGGATTATCGCGGCGGCGGAGATTGGTACTTGCTCTCGCTGACGGACGGAACCGAAGACAAATATTCCAAAAACGACATGACGCGCAGCGCTTCGGTGGCTGCCTAACAAAAGGAGATCAAGATCATGTTCACTCTCAAAATCAAAACCGATAACGAGGCATTCAACTCTCAGACCGAAGGTGAATATCTCGAAATCGCGCGCATCCTGACCGTTACCGCAATGCGCGTGAATGGGGGAAACCTCGAAGGGCGCTGCCTCGACATCAATGGCAACAGCGTCGGCGAGTTCAAGTTTAAACGCAGCAAGTAACCGACCGCCCAACGGTCAAAAGGAGCACACCATGAGCATCACAGATAACGTCGCCACCATCCGCGCGCTCAATGACGCATTCCGCGTCAGCTTTACCGGCGGAAAGGTAACGATGACAAGTGGCGTAGCCGATCTGCCTGACCATCTTAGAACGGCCGCGCTCGAATACGTCCGCGGCTTCGCCAAGTTCGACGCCGACAATGACCCATATCATGAACATGATTTTGGATCGTTCGATGTGCAGGGCGAAAAACTATTTTGGAAAATCGACTATTACGACAAATCAATGGAGGCCGGCTCCGAAGACCCGGCAGACCCAGCACAGACGACGCGATTGCTCACGATCATGCTCGCCAGCGAATACTAATAAAATTAGGTATTATTTGCATAAAACGCAATAAAATTATAAGCGTTTTTGTCGGTATTTTGTTGACGTTTTCCGTTCCTGGGTATAATATACCTATAGAAAAACGGAGAACATTATGACAAATACAAAGCCAAAATTCCTGTTTATCTCAGCCGAGGACGAAACCGTAGACGCCGAATATGAACTGCGCCACGACGGCAAACACACCGGCATTTCGATACAGGTCTGCGAAGACGGACGTTTCACCGTCAACCGCTACGAATTCGACAAAGACGGTAACGCCGTTTCCGTCCGCTTCATCCACTCCGACGTGCGTACGCTCGGGCGCGCCAAGAAACTAGCGCTCGCAGCCCACGCCAAAGCATAGGAAGAAACCAATGACGACATTAACATCCACAGAAATGCAGGCCGCGTCTCTCGACCGCGCTCGCAATTCCCAGTCACTCGCCAACTATCCGGCGGTATACCAAGGCTTCATCGACAAAGGCATTTCGTTCGACGACATCAAGCCGCGCGAAAACGTGCTGACCTTCAACGCATGGAAGGCGCTAGGCCGTTCAGTCAAAAAGGGCGAGCACGGCGTCAAGGTCGTGACATTCATCTCAGTCCGTGGCAAGGAAGAGGCCAACGGCGAAGAGTCGAACGGCTACCGGATGCCGAAGACCACGACGGTCTTTCACATTACGCAAACCGAATTGAGCAGTGAACGCGAAGCGCGCCACGCTTCACAAGGCAAGAGCGAAAACCGCGTCGCCAGCAAATGGCAGCGCAGGGCGGACGAACCGGCAAAACACGTCGCCGCACCATTGCGCGACCCAGGCGAAGACGCCGCCGATCGCTGGATCGAATCGTAGGAGATGACCATGCAAACCTTTTATGTTCATTACACCGTCCGCAATAACGGCGCTCCCGTCGCGCTAGTCGCCGGGCCGTACAGCGACCGCGATGTAATCGATCACCGCCGAGACATGGCAAGCCTAGCCTACGTCTCAAATTGCTTTGTCAGTCAAAAACCAAAACCGGAGAAAACACAATGACCATCAACCGAGAATCACTACTTGATAAAATCCGCGCACTGATGTCGAAGACCGTCGACAACGGATGCACCGAGGCCGAGGCCCTATCCGCGCTCGACAAAGCGCGCGCCATGATGGATGCTTACGAGGTCAGCGAAGAAGACCTGGCGCTAACGAAAGAAGAGAAAGCCGTGTTGCGCGCCGAGCCGAAGGGAACGCGCGACCCGCACGGCATCAAGCGATCGATCGCCACGCCGGTCGCCAAATTCTGCGATTGCACCGTGTGGGTCAACGGAGAGAAGGGCCTTACCTTCTGCGGGCTCAAATCAGACGCACAGTTCGCCACCTGGCTGCTCGATAACCTCACGACTTTCGTGCAGAGCGAACTGGTCGGGCACCTAGTCGGCTGCCTAGCGCCGAAGGGCGAGCGCCGGTTCATCATCAACGGCTTTGTCGCCGGATTTGCCTCGAGAATCAGCGAGCGCATCAGAGCGCTATGCCAGCAGTCGGCTGTTGTTGCATCGAGCAACAATCGCGCCCTCGTGCTGGTCAAGTCGACCGCGGTGGCCGACAAGCTAAAAGAACTGAACATCCACCTCGGCAAAGGTCGGCGATCGAGCAAGCGCCTCGACGGCGGCAGCTATCAAGCCGGCAAGTCAGCTGGCGATCGCGCATCATTCGGCCGGCCGGTCAGCGGTTCAGCCGCAGCGCTGCGATTGAATTAAAGGAGACGCGTCGACCTGACCGTGGTGGTCGGGCCGGCGCCCAACACCAACAACGGAGAAAACCAAATGACAACGCTAACAAAAATCGACATCAGCGCGCTACGCAAGGCAGACAGCCTTTGCGTTCACCTGTCAAGAGACTACACGATCGCGCGCGCCATCAAGCGCAATCCAAAGACGGAAACCAATCCGTTCGCAAGCGACGTCGAGCATATTGTCAACGCCAATATCAGGCTCGCCACCATGCGCGGCGAAGCCGAGCTGGCGGCTGGCCAGGTCAAGTGCTTCTCGATGAGCAATCTGTACCCGTCGCAAAGGCACCCCGCCACATTGATCCTGCGCACGTTGCGCGAGGGCGACGAGATCACATTCAGATTCGCCGCCGACGCTCACAGCAACTGTTATATCGCGGCCGCCGGCCTGCATGCCGACACGCTTTACCTCGACGTGCTGCGCAAGGGCAAGACAATCGCGTATTGGGAACTCGAGACAAGCGTCTGTCCAGATAATTCGGTTCGCATGTGCAAGGGCGTTCCGAGTTCAGAGAGATACGAAACCAGCGCGGTCGAAGCGCGCAAGGCGGCGTAGCATGACCGCCATCACCGAGATGCGATTAGATAAAATCCACCGCAACCCCAACCAGCCGCGCGATATGTTCCCGGAGGAGCATATTCAGCGCTTGGCCGCGTCGATCAAGAAGCGTGGGCTTATTCAACCTATCACGGTTCGCCCAGATCCGCGTGGCGATTATCAGATCGTCGCCGGCGAGTGCCGCTACCGAGCCCATCAACTACTCAAAACGAAAACCATTAAGGCCATCGTCGAGGCGATGGACGATTCAGAAATGCAGCTGCGCTCGATCGTAGAGAATCTGCAAAGGCTAGACATGAACCCGATGGAAGAGGCGCGCGCGTTCAAAGCGCTGGTCGATCATGGATTCAGCCCAGGTCGGATTGTTGGCGAACTTGGACTCAAGAGCACCGCTATCGTAACGCAACGGCTCGTACTCCTGAATCTCACTCCAGAAATTCAAAAGCTGGTCGCCTGCGGTCAAATGCCTGTAGCGATGGCATTCGGCATTGCGCAGGTCTCGAAAGAGCGTCAGCCTGATATATTGCGCGGAATAAATTCAGGCAAGCTAAAAACCGCAGAACAGGTTCGACATGCTGGCATCGCGTTGCGCGACGCCGAGGCGCAGACTAACGCCTTCGACGATGAACCAAAGGCATCAAAAAAAGACGTAGCCACGCTCAACAAATTCGAGGCAAAGATCGATGACATCGCCGCAATGGTCGCCGCCGGGTTTAAGGACGGCGAGTGCGTCGCCGCTAAGCGGGCGTCGCCAGATCGAGTACGCAATATGGCAGACAAGCTTGCGCTGATCCGCAAGCATTGTTTAGACATGGAGCATGATCTGCGCTGCGGAGCGGCGCAGGGCGACATCCTGCAATTCAGAAAGGCAAGCTGAGATGAAAGCGCTTTCCGTTAGGCAACCGTGGGCGTGGTTAATCGTCAACGGGCATAAAGATGTCGAAAACCGAACACGGACGATCAAGCATCGCGGCCATCTCGCGATCCATGCCAGCAAGAAGATCGATATGGGCGAGTTTGCTAGAGCAGAGGCGATCTTCGGCCGGCCGATCGACCCCGCATCGCTTCAATATGGCGGTATCGTTGGCGTTGTCGCCATCGTGGGCGTGACACAGCAGAGCAAGAGTAAATGGTTTTCCGGCCCCTTCGGATGGCTGCTTAAGAACGCCAAGCCGACCGCATTTCACCGGTGCGCTGGCAAGATTGGCCTATTCAACATTCACTGCCCGTCGCTGGCAGAGTATGATCGCGACCTGCTTAACCAGTGATCAGCTTCGCGGCCTCGACCTTGTCGCCAGCCGGTCCCTCGTATTGAAACACAGCGCACGGTCGCCCGCCCCATGTGCCGCCAGTACTCGACGTCGCGCCCTCGCGACTGGAGAATATCCCCGGCGCCTTAATCATTGCCCACTGCGGCGAGCGATCATGGGCGCGCACGAAAGCCGGGTGTGCTGGATAATTTCGGAATCTTTGCCCGAGTGCTTTGTAAGCCTGACCCAATTTTTCAGTCAAGACCATAGCCAGCCCAAGCCCTTGATAATCTGGCAGGGTGACGATTCTAGAAATTCCCTTGATGTCATTCACGAGTGGATGCGGCTTATGCAGCACTCCGCAGAATGTCGCCGGCGTGCCGTTTACCGAAAGCAAAAAACAGTTCGCGGCCCTGTGCAGGTCCCGGGTCAGATAGTGAAACTTTGAGAATAGACGCCACGCCGAATGATGCACCCTAGCGATTTCGATGTTAAGCGCAGGCCGTCGCTGAACCGACCTCCATTGAAAGTTCATCGTGGCTGGCTCCAGCACCCAATCTGGCTGCAACCAATCCAGGATGTCGTAATGACACGACACCGCGACGAACTTCCGCTGATGCTTACGAATGTATTTTTGAACGGCGTGGGAGCCAATCTGAGCGACCTGTCGATCCACCACAGAGGTAAATTCGTCAACCACAACTGGATCAGCGCTCTCCAATAGATGGCGCGCTAATTCTGCACGGAACTTTTCTCCGGTCGATAAGACGGCGTGAGGTTTCATCCAACTTGGAATCGTATTAAAACCAACCGAAGAGCAAACATCAGTTATTTCGGCGATCTTTTTGTCTTTTGAAAAATCATCAATGATGGATTTCGCGGACCAGTTGAAAGAGGAAAAATCTCCGAACATCTGGCGAGCAACCGATGACTTACCAGAACCGCTTGGTCCAACGATCAGACCGACATTCCAATCTCGCATTTCGATTGGGGCGTCACCACGCCAATCATGGGATAATTTTTCTTGCAACGGCACATCGAACATGCCGGAAAGTTGTTTAACGCGCGGCGTGAGGTCTATCTCGCTGCGAACCGAGAAATCTATTTTCACGACATCAGCGCTCTACAAGTTAGATTCTCTGACTCGAGGCGCTCTAAAAGTTCTCGCTGCTGATCCTCATCACTACACGTAATAATAATTGAAAATCCGTAGCCATCAAGCTGGGATGATGTATCCCTTTCCTTTTCGCCGGCACCGAGCTTTTTCAAGTCGCCAGCGCCGAATCCGAGCAGATCAATATCGAAATCTAATCTCTTGAGATCATCGACCTCTATTTTGAGAAGATCCTTATCCCATCCGGCATTAAGCGCCAGTTGATTGTCGGCAATCGTGTATGCTTTCTTCTGCGCTTCGCTCCAGCCTGCCGCGACCATCACAGGAACTTCGGTAATGCCAAGTTTCTGCGCCGCCAAGACACGTCCGTGCCCGGCAATGATTACGCCATCCCCAGCGACTAAAATCGGCGTAGTCCATCCCCACTCCACAATGGAAGCGGCGATCTGATCTATTTGGTCGTCAGTGTGAGTTCGTGCGTTGCGCGCGTATGGAACGAGACGGCCAATCGGCCAGCGCTCCGTTTTATCAGCAGGCCACGGCCGTTCAGGTGCGGCGACTTTATCGATCATTTAATTATCGTCTCGATTCGATCTGTTCGTTCTGCGTACCGTAGAACCAGCGCCCTTGAATGTTTTCTTGCTATCCGCAGCGATGCGAATATTGAATGGCCGTAATATCGGCAGCGCGCGTACATCGCGCTAAATCTGAGATAATACAGGTGAAGGCGAGACATCGGCGCACCTCGCCTGCTTCACCATTGTCAAATCGGGTAGACGATCCGGATTATGCTCTCGTGCCAGGTGCCCTCGAGTTCAAAGCCGCCGGTCAACGCCATGTGGCGCTTAATCGCCGCGAGCTTCATGCTCCAGTAGAGTTTCTCGTTCCACCAGAACAGCGGGTACAGCATCACGATTCGTCGCGCAGATAAGGACGCACCACCGCCACATAGAACACGGCTAAAAACGCCGCGACCATCGCGAGGTAGCCGGTGACCTTGAGGGCCTCGATCACTATGACCCTGAGGACCTCAATCACTTGTGACCCAGCCCAGCGACCTAAGCGCGAGCTCTGCATCGTCGGCATAGGCAGCCTGCGCAATCGGGCGCTTGGCCTTGAGCTGCGCCATTGCGTCGGCCGCGCTCCAGCCCTGTGCGCGCATGATGGCGTAGGCGAGCGACGGTCCTCGGTTTACGCCGGCGGCGCAGTGCGTGAACACAACGCCGCCAGGAACGCCAAGCGCTGGCATGGCGAATTCGATGGCTCGGCTGAACCACTCGACCGGCTTTGGATGAACGCCGTCGTCGGCTGTCGGAACCCACAGGTAGTGCAGGCCCGAGGTCATCAGCGGGGCGTCGTCACGCTCGACTTGTGCGTCGATGATGTGGGTGACGCCGGCCGCCACAAGTTCGTTGACGTCGGCGCTGTCATTAATCTGGCCTCCGCAGAATACCCGCCCGGTGATACGGGAGAAGTTTGCCGTCATATTTTCCCCAGCATCTTGCAGACTTGCGTTGACGGAACCATGCGGCCGAAATGGGTAATGCCGATCGGCATAGGTCCGAGAGTGAGCAGGCTGACCACGATGCCGACCACCGCGCCATGCTCGTTGAATACCGGGCCGCCGCTCATGCCAGGCAAAACGGTGAGGTCTACCATCACCGCCCGCTCGTGATCGTCGTCCGTAAATTCCTTGCCAGAGACAATGCCGCGCGATCGGATGAAATCAGCCGTGAGCGGATTGCCGATCGCCGTGATTGATTCGCCTGGCGTTGTCGACTGACAGCTAAGCGCGGCCGGATGCCGTTCGATGCCAGAACCGATGGAACCAACCGCGATGTCGTATCGCTTGGACGTCCAGAGAATCGTGCCATCAGCCTCGTGACCGGTGCTGTCGATCAGTTTTACTGTTTCATTGTCGCCGGCGACGTGAGCAGCAGTAACGAACATGCCGCGCGCGATCATGACGCCGGAGCCGTGCCCGCCACCCAGCACGACCTTGAGCACAGAGGCTAGCGGGTCATTCGTCTCATACTTTGGCCATGACGCAACAGTCATGACGATAGCAAAAAATACGCCAAAACTCAGAATGACGGCTACGGCAAATCCGCGAAGGCCAATGCCGGCACGCTTACGCATCGGCTGACTCCATTTATGGGGTCAGGAAGCGTCTTCCGGACCTATTTATAGGGTGCGACGGGAACCTGGGTGCGCTCGCAACCAGAGCCCAGGCGTGGAAGGCGCCCGCAATCTTTCAGCGGTCCCGCCGCAAGTTCGCCCTGCCTTCGTTAAGCGGGGCGTCTTAGCCCGAGCCGCAGGGACGAATAGGTTAGTTCATTTTTTCAGCAATCACACCAACAGCATGATAGACCACATCGCGGCCATTAAGATGATGGCGAGAACGATGGTCAAAGTAAATTTGGTTTCTGGTGTCATGCCGTCGAATCTCTTAGTTCATTTTCTCAGCAAAGCCGTTCGGCGCCGTCTCGAATTGGACCAGCGATGAATGGAACACCAACTGCACGAGCTTCTGCGTTCCGTTGGTGTTGACCGTGGTGTCGATGCTGCCCAGGATCGGGCTGCCATCAATGTACGGGATCAGGCTGCCATCCGGCATGCGCCGCAGGGTAAGCACTTTTTCAGTAACCGGCACGGCCTCGATCATGAGTTGTTCCTGGCGAATTCACGCTCAGCGGAACGGGCGAGAAAGTTGCGACGCGCCAGCGCTTCCCTTGCTTCCAGGAAGCCGACCACCTTAGCTTCGCATATTTCGTCGAGTGTGCGCTGGTGCTCGACGATCTGACGCAGGATAGGATGCAGGCGCTTGAGCTCTTCCTCGCCGAGCACGACGGGAGATGGCTTGAAACCGCTGGCGGCGATCACGGATGACCCTGGCCGCGATAGGCCTTCCAGTTACGCCGGCGGTGCTTATTCTTGGGGCGGTCGTAAAGCCCCTGCGATGTGCGCTTGGCCGGCGCCTTGCGATAAAGGCTGTTCACACTCTTCGCCATCGACGATCTTTCTGCCAGTCGGGATTGCGCGAGCCTTAATTGGCTGGCCCACTACCACCATTCTGGTCTTGTTGACTTTTTTTCGCCCATTTGGTATATAATACCGAGACTAAATTAGTCTGGCCTGTCAGCCGTTAAATCAAGTGATGGAGTCTAATGGTCAAGAAAATACGCGAACAGCGCAGAGTAGAACTCATCGAGCTTATGGCGAAGCACGAACTCGAACGCCAGCACATATCCATGCTTCTGCATGTCAGCCCGGACACCGTGGCGGCCTGGCTCAAGCCGGAAACATCGAAGAGTTCCAACCCGGTGCCGCAATGGGCGCTCGAGCTGCTCGGCTACAAACTGACGGTGCCGAAGGCTACCAGGCGCAAGAAACGCCTGGCACCGGCCGTTATTTAAAGCCCATCGCAACCTGAATCGCCGCAATATCGCCGGCGAGCAGATCGAGCATCTGTTCGTCCATGAGATCGAGGCGCGTGCAGCCGTTGCCTTTGGTTCCGGCCCTAGTCAGCCAGTATTCCCAAAACTCGAGATTTCCTTTGAGGTTCTCGATTCTTTTTTCTTGTGTGAGCGATCGCTGATATTCGATCGTCTTCGCCACGATGCCGATCGGATCGGGTACGTAGGGCTGGTGATTAAACTGCTGCTGCGACAAGATAAACCTCATTGAAAGGCGCCGCCGGCCACCAACATCACCAGGCCAGGTCGTCCCCTTTTGATCGGTGGGTCAAGGTCTTGACGTTGCGTGCCGGCGATTTATGGTAACCGCAGGACTGCGCGCCTCTTTGCGATAGGTACGCTGATTTTTGATGGTGCGAGCCTGCGGTATTGGAAATAGCGCCTCTGCTATTCGCACGGCTCATAAGCTACGGCGATGCAGAGGCTAATCCCTGAACTTTCGGTGAACTGGGACCTTATGGATTGACGCACGAACCACACAAGGTGATTTCGCTGGCCTGGCCCTGGGACGCGCGTCTAGGTTTGGTTTGGCGGAGAGCGAAGGAATTGAACCATCACCGTTTCCGGGGCACGGTTTTCGGGACCGTTTGTCCACCTTGGACGCCGCTCTCCAATGAGGGCGGCGGCAGAATCAGTTCCCCGCCGTTGCCCTCGGTGATCGATGATGACGACGACATGGGCTTGGCTTTCGTGTTGGTGTTTGAGGGGCGTCCCGCGGGATCGCCCCACCGCCCTTCGACGGTGTCAGGCGGCGCAAGTACGCCGCCATGAATTGTGGCCGATTTTTATCAGCCCTGCTGTTGTGCAGGACACCTGCCGAGACCAGATCCGGCCCTCGACGCCCCAGAAGAGTTCCAGCTAGGTGGCTAGGCCAGCCATCGCGCGATGAATTACTGCCGATGCCGTTCTCCACGGCTTGCCTGCTGGTCGGCACCAGCGCCCGTCCTCGCCGCCGCCGGCGGTCGGCCCAGCGGGTGACGGCCGCCCCGTATAACCGCGGATCGCCAGACCAAAGGCGACCCTTGATGCGGCCCAGTGACGAGGGCGGGACCACTCTTCGCGCGCTGTGTGCACGCTATATATAATGAGTGGAACAGAACACGAACTCACGCGCTGCTGGTACATCCGCAGTCAGCGCGTGAAAAAGCCGCCTAGCTGGTGGCCGGCGGCCATGCCCAGACACAAGAACTTCTGAGCTTGAGCAGTATGCCAGAAGGTCAGACCACTGTCAAGCGATATTTGTCATTATTTTTGGCTCGATGTATTTCATGTGACGGGCCTTGTTAAATATCGGATTTTCCATAAGAATTGCCATTCCCTCGGCGGCCAAAGCCTCTGATTTGCTGGAAAAGTGCTCCACCGTGATTGCGCGCACCCGAAGAAACCACGGCGAACCACGCGAATGATCGGAGGTTCTTTTGGCGGCGTTCACCGAGACGCCAACGTAAAGCAGCGCTTTATTGAGATCATAGTGGCGATAGAGCGAGCACGGCCTGGGCTTCTTAGGCATGATTCTGCTCCATAACCGGGATATTCAGCGCGCCGGCGGCAATGCGCAGCTCCTTGGCCGCCTCCCTTGCGGTCAACTCAAACCATTCTCCGGTGATTCTGCTGGCGGACACGATTTTATGCGCCCGAGCGACGACGCGCTTAGCCAGGCGCAGGTCCGGGAAAAAGCAGGAATCTAATACGCGCAACCGCTGCCAGTTGGCGCGCTGAAGCTCATCCAAATGGCGCCGCAGATCAACGCAGCAGCCGATCTTAACTACCGAACTGGCGATAGCTATCTTTGCCGATTCTGGTCCGATCACGTAAGCGCAGCCAAACTTTTCCGTCATGTGATACCGCACGACCGCAAGAAATTGGTGAACTCATTTTCTCTAAGCTGCTTCGGCGACTGACAAATCTTGCGGTATTGGTCGTTTGTCAGCAGCGGGACAGACAGCGCTTTGCGCTCGCCCCGCCGGCGATTGCCTGGCAACTCCTGGCCTCGGGCCGACTCCTTAATCCAATGGGCCGCGGTTTTGGCCGACACCGCAAACCACTCGCCGCGAATATGTAGGCCATCTTTGCGCATAAACGAGTGCGCGCCGGCGGCCACGCGATTAGCCACGGAATAATCCGGCACCCAAAAGGCGTCATGGAGCCTAAGATCGTTCCAGTGAGCGCCCTGCAATGTCTTGAAATACCGCGCTAAGTCAGCACAGGCGCCGATCTTGAGCGGAGTAGCAGAATCACCATTGTCGGGGCCGATCACGTAAACACAGGCCAGAACAACCTCGCGCCGGCCGATCACCGGCACATGGCCGGGCTTAGGTAGCTTTGCAGCCATCTTTTTCCTTCTTGGCCTTTTACGGCACAGCCTCGATCGCCACTGCAAGGCTTTTGCCCTGCAGCGCCAACTCGCAGATGAACTCCTCGTTATCGTAGAACTCGCGCAGCCAGGCCCGCCAATAGGCCGACAAACCGTGCGGCTGGGCGGCGGCGATTCTGCTTCGATTGATCAGTGCGGTGATGAGCGGGTGCATCTAAGTCCCCTTAGTTTCATATTGAAAGCGCTTGTAGTCCCCTGGATAAGACGCCCACGGCATTCTCTTCATCACAGAGCTGTCGTCCACCACGAGCATTCGCTTGCGGCTATCATCCGGCCGCAACGAAAACACCCACCTGTCTTTCGTGGCCTGCTGCTTACCTTTGGTCCACGAACCATTGCCTGTCGGCGGCGGCCGAAGACGATGCCACGTCGGTGCCCATTGCCAATTGCATGCGCGGTAGAGCGCTCCAGTATGCCCCTGCGACGGATCGGAATAGCTGACTATGGTCGCCGCCGAGATATTTCTCTTTGCCCATCGAACGAAGCGCGACCACTGGCGCGAGCCAGCGTTCTGTTCTCCCGACAGGCACCACCTTACCAGCTCGAGCCAGTCAGTCGGCAGGCGTCGACTACGCGGCCGCGAAAACAGCATCACCCCATGTTCATCTTTCCAGCCGAGCGTTGCCGTCTTGGTTGGCCCGAGATAGTGACGGCCCACAAGATAGCGATTACATTCTGCAACGCTGGCAATCATTTGGAGCGGCGAGGTCGGAATCGAACCGCCCTCTCTCGGTTGGTCCGAGCGCACTGACACTGTGCTATCGCCGCAAAACATTTCTAACTTCTTTCCTTGTCGATCGCCCTCTTGGCGGCGCGCACCATCGCGCAATTCTCGCACAGCAGATCGCCGTCGGCGTTCATGTACTGCGCCAGCCTGATGGTGCGGTTGATCCTGAAACAGTCCATGTCTTCGCAGCGCAGGACGGCTAGCCCGAGGTCGATGAGGCCAGAGGAGCCGCGCGCCTTGTTGCGAGCAATCTGCATCTGTCGCAGCCACTCTGACCAGTGCACGCCATATATCTCTTCGCGGTCGATACCGATCTCGTCGACGATGCCCATGTCAGGACTCAAGATCGCGATTGATTTCGATGATGGCGCGCGCGTTCATTCGTCACCAGCGCTTACCTCCGGCAGCAAGGCGGGACTCTGGCCGATGATCCTGCCTGACGGCGTTGTAGGCCATCTTCTCTCGGATGGCCTCGTCAATGTCGTAGCCGTGCGCGCCAGCATAGATAAGGATGCGCTCGATGGCGACGCCGAGCACCTCGCCGAGGTTTGCGGTGCCGTCAGTAATCTCCCACACGCGCACTTGAACGATAGCATAAACGATGCCCAGCAAAGCCTCGGCCTTGTTTTCTGGGGGGCGGATGCGGGCGGCGGTCGATTTTGACCATGGCGTGAGGCCGCCGTCGATCGGCAGCGACTTGTCCAGGTCGTATCCATAGGCGCCAGCATAGTCGAAAATTCTTATGAGAGCATCAGCTAGCTCAACCTCCGCCATCTTGCGGTGAATTAGCTTGTCGTCTTGCAGATTCTTTCGTTCTCCCTCCATGCACTCGGAGATTTCCGAGACAATCAGCATCAAGAGCTCGCCCTTGTTGCGCTCGAGTCGCTCGCCGGTCTTGGGATCGTGCCACCAGGTTTGATTAGCCTCGTGGCACTCCTTGGCTAGTTTATTGAGAGTCATGCGATGTCTTTCATGGTCGGCTCGCCAAAGGCGACAACGTTATCGCCGCGCCCATTATCAAAGATGATCTTGCTCGGGTCCGGCTGCCACTCGCGGCACCATTCGCTGGCGATGCGCGTCGGGTGATAGCCGTGCACGACCGGCATCTGCTGAGGCGCGCCAGCTACCGCCAAGCCCGGCCGCGCCTGCACGCCCACCATGATCGGAACCGGCGGATGAGCGCGGCAGACGCCGTGTTCGGGATGGTTAGGATCGCCGACCAGGGAGAAGGCGTTGCAGTTTCCGCATTGCGGCTTCAGACTCATTTTTTCGCTCCGATGATGGCCGCATTCATATCAGTCACAGTGGAGTCCTTTGTTAGCAGGCGAACAAAAAGACCACGGGGCCAAGATTTAATCGGTGAAAATTTTGACACTGATTAAACCCGAAATGCCACAGGTGCCAATGTCGAGGATGCCACCAATTTTTAACCCGCACCCAATCTACCGAATAATCGTCAGCATCCCATAGCGCCGCAAATTGAATTCCCTTGTCCGGTGCCGTGCTATTGCGCCAAGCATTCAACAGTCCGCGAAAACGTTGCCACTGAGATAATCGGACGTAATCTGAGTAAAAATGGCCGCCAGCCTGATATTGCTCGTAAGTGGTAATCATATCAGTCATAATGGCCTCGGAGATTTTTCATTTCGTGTCCAGGTGCACTGGCGGATGACTGATGCCGAACACGCAAAGGCGGACCGGCTTGCCGCGTAGAATATCCAGGCGCTCGCGCAAACTCGGGCGCCAATACGAGTATTGCAGCAGGTCAACGCGCACGAGCGGCAGTCCGGCGCAGGGACCGTCAACCTCGTCGTTCCAATCCTCGGGCGCGCCCAGGACGACGGTGGTGGCGCTGGTATGGATCGGTTTCATTGCGGCTCACCAGACCTTCGAGATAAAATGAGCCAGCACGTAGATGACGGTGCCGAAGCCCATCAGCACCGCGCTAACCAAACAGGCGAAGAGAAAGCCCCAGGCCATCGTTCGCTGATTTAGGCCGCGCATCATTTGTAATGCTCCATGCAAGCCGCAAGAATCGGCAGAACAAGGCCGGCTACGAGCAGGAAGGCCCATTCGGCCGGGCCATAATTAGCCAGCGCCATGACGGCGGAGCCAATCGAAACGCCTCCGAGTAAATAAAGCGCCTGCATTTCAAAGGTCCTTTCTGATTTTGACTGATAGACTCGGCACCGAGGCGCCGGCGTGATCGAAGTGCATGTCCTTGATCTCGGCGAGCACGGTCAACCCCACGGCCGCGGCCTGGCGCGCGGCAGCGTCGAAATCCTTGGCCGCCTTGCGTATGGCGTCGGCTAGCTCCTTGTCGTCTGCCATCAACCGTTCTCCCCGACGATTTGATCCCACTCGACCACCACGGCGTGGAAATCGACGTGCAAATGCTTCGCTCCAATATTCTTGACGTCTGCGCGCAACTGGTGGTGCAATCTCAGCGCCCCTTCTCGGTCGTCACAGATAACGCTGAATGACACGACGTTGTTATTCAGAAACAGGCGCGCTGGTGGGATCACTGGCGTCATTGCGCGCTCCATATCAGGCCGAGGTTGGCAATCGCATAGGACGCCAGAACCAACGCTAGCGCCGGCTTGGCGTTCGCCAGGTAGACGCCAGATTGGAAGGCGTAGAGGCCGCTCACGATCCACATGATGATGTTCATGGCGTCACGCCCATTTTAGCTCTCTGCGCACACGAAAACTCGACACGGTGTTAAGCACGTAGTTGCCAACTTTTTCGCCGTCGGCGTCCTCCGGTATTTCATTGACATTATTGGCGACGGCGTAAACGGGGGTGCCGTCCTCAAGATGATCGGCTGTATAAACAAGGATTTCTTTTGGTAGCCTTTTCATGTTCCTCATCTCGATTAGAACTTATAGGTCAAAGCGAGACGCGCGGTGTTGCCGATCACCTGCTGCTGGCCGAGATCGTAGTAAAGCCACTCGCCACGCACCGACCAGTTCTGCGTCAATGCGTATTCCACACCAGCGCCGGCGGCCCAGCCGACA